GTGAGATTATTTCTGCTCTTCGGAAAAAATATTGTAATTGGACTACAACTGCACCAGACAAGTCGCTTGTGGTAAAGAAGTTCGACACTTGGCCGGAAACACAATACTTGAAACGATTTTTCAATGAACAATCCGGTCGTATTTTGCCTGCCCTAGAAAAATCAACTATAGAGTCAATGTGTTTGTGGTACCGAGATGGAGAAATGACAGCAGAACAACAACAGTTAACAAACTGGAGGCTTGCCCTTCATGAATCAGTTTACCACTCGGAGGAAAATTTTGATTTCCTTAAGGAAGTTCTTCAGCCATACTTCCAGAAACTGGATTCATTTTTTCCTGATTCTTATGAGGACCTTATGGATCTCTGGATTAAGGAAAACAATTAAAACAACATGGACCCAGACATGTCCTATAAACTGTCTAAAAATGCTCAAAGCTACGCGGAAGCCTAGCGGAGAGTGGACTCATTGTATAATGCGCCTTCTAGAAAATCGGTTTACCGAGAAGGATGTCACATGAGTACTGGAAATTTTCATGGAGAAACGGTGAAGATGGGAATCCACTTCCTTCACCTCTTTTAACGGATTCAAGCAACAAAGAATTTATCAACAGCAAGTCAAGCTACAAATGACATTACAAAAACAGCAGTTGGACTCGAGCAGTGTGAAACAAATATGACCTTTACTGAGGTTAGTCCAAAAGTGACACAAGAAGAAGGTGAAACGATTGATTTGGAAAAACTAATAGTTTCACCTTTTCCAGATCAAACACCTCGTCAGATTCTCTCTCGCGAATATGAGATAGGAACGTTTACAGTAGGATCATCTTTTGTTTCGGCAATGTACGCCTTTCCCGACGCTTTGCTGGATATTGACGCAGTTAATAGATGCGTTTCAATGTTCAGGTATTTCAAAGCCGGTGTGCAGATAGATGTTCGATCAACAACAGCAATTTATCATCAAGGTCTAATGTCCATTTCAAATTGGCCTTCATATAACACTAGCAATACGTACAAAGAAAATGTTTATCGTGAGAGCGCAATGTCTCCGGTTTATTTGTCTTTTGCTTCTCAGCAATCAGCAACAACCACAATGAACTGGACTTCTCCCTTACCCTACTGTGATACAACAGAAACAGAAGACACAAAATGGTCTTCGCAGATAGGAACAGTGATTATGTCCATGGTTACACCTTTTCGTGATATTCAATCAACGGGTGATTTTACCGTTCGGGTTTATGCGAAATTTCTCAATCCTCACGTGGCTGCGCCTCTTCCCGTGACCTCGGTTACACGCAAGGATCGTTTGCGAATGGCGCGTCACCAGTCCGGTTCAGTGACTCCGTCTGCGAAGATAGATGTTGAGTCTTTGGTCAAAACAGAAAGTAACAATATGGTCTCATCTGCCCGAGCAAGTCCAATAACTCCTTTTCTGGATGTTTTAGGTCAGGGAATGAATGTGATTTCAACGTTAGGGAAAATAGTTGGGCTATTTGATAAACCAACATCAACAGCGAGTCCAGCTCTTATGACAATGGAAACAGGCCGTGATATGATTCAAACCAATGGGCTCGATCTTTCAACCCGTTTGAGTATGTTTCCCACTTCATCTCTGGCAAATTCGAGGGTCTTTGGTTCAAATGTTACGTCGCAGATAACGTTCAATGAGTTGTCTAGAATACCAATGCTTCATCATGTTGATTATCTCCACCAAGGCACAGGTTCACGAACAAGTTTTTTCAATCTCAACACATCCAGCAGGCACGGCATATTCAAGTTATGCGGCAAACCAGTTTGATTATTTTACATACATAACTCGGGCTTGTAGATTGTGGAGGGGTTCAATGAAATACTATGTTAAGTTCATAGCGTCAAAGTTTTTTTAAAACAAGAATCCGAATAACACTTCATCATGATGGTTCAGCGACAACGGGGACCAAAGGTGATTTGTTCACTCGGATAGTGGAAGTCTCAGGAGATACAGATATTTCATTTACGGTACCATTTTTGTACAATCAATACTGGTCTCGAGCTCAGGAGGATGATGAAGGAAGTCCTATTATATTGTTTGAACTCATGGACAATATTGTAGGAGCAGGATCAGGTGAAACACCAGTAATTGATGTTGCTATTTTTAAATCTGCAGGCGAAGATATGCAGTTTTCAGGCTTGACCAATGCCTGGATCGCTCCACCAACAGCACCAACAACAACTCGTACAACTACGGCCTTAGCCAGTACGACAAAATCAACGGCACCGATGCAGCCATACCCAGAGCATCAAACAGCACTTCGAGAGGTGTTCAAAAAACCTTTCGATACATTTGCTTGTGACTGCGCTTATGCAGTAGACAAGAATTTTTGCACAGCAGAGCACCTCACGACGGTATCCGACGTGCTCAAACGTTATGTTCCCTTTTTCAACATGAGTACACAAATAACGTTGCCAGATAAATTGGCCGACATTTGGATTTTTCCGGTGTCACAGAATGTGGTAACACATCCTTTTATCTGGT